GATTTTCGCTTGAGTTATTTTTCAAGAAATCGCATAGCAAATCGGCTTTACATCCCCTTGAGCCCAAATGGACATCGGAGATGAAGATTGATTTGTATTGCATTGGAGACTCCGAGAACTGGAGTCATTATATAGCGCAAGATTATTACGATCTAATTAAAATTCGGTTCATCTTCCCCCCACTGCGCAATGGGTGCTAGATTGTACTTTTCTAGCGGGATCCTATAAAACTCAGCGTAGTACGCATGACCTCTACACCGAAAGGTTGAGGCGAGTGTTGTTATTTAGTAAATTATCCCATTGAAACTGACTTGACATTGTTAACTTTAAACGAGCGCCATCCATTTGCGTCTAGATCCCACACAGACACATTATCATTACTAGATTGACGAGCAACGACTGTTCCATTATTCTTTGGTGCATTAGGAATATGCTCGCTCAACAATGTGCACTTCATGATGCGCTCTTCACCGTTGACCTTTGTAAAGGTCACAGTAACAACATTATTTCTCAATAACTCGTTTAAATTTTCTTTGTCAAAAATCATACTTGTTTCACCAATTGTTTAATTGTATTATTAGGAAATTGCCAATTTACAAGGATTGCTTTAAACATACTTTTAATTGTCTTTTTAGGTACTGATTTATCCTTGACCATCATACCATTATACCCTGCTTTCGCGTGATTGTTAATGAAATACTGCACATCACCAATATACGCACACAAAATTTCAGCAGAGTTATAATCGTTTTCTTTATAAGTTAGGACATGATACTTGTAACCCAATTCATCTGGTTCTGTGTGTTTGTCTTGATAGGAAAATATTGTGGAGTCAACATTAGCAAAATTATTTTCTTGTGTGACATGCCACAATGCACCGTCACAAGAGTCGAATTCTACTGCCATTTTAGTTGCCTCATATTTTTTCGTGTTGAGTTTGCTTATCAATCATATATCTTGCAATATACCAAGCATCAACAATATCAGTAGTAGGTGAACCAAGTTTCGTCGTAGGACTTATTATACTATGTAATTCTACAAAAGTATCCTTTACAAATGCTTCATACATCTTTTCTTTCGTAGCATTACCTTTACCAGTTGCATATTTCTTTATCACAGTTGGTGCAACTGTAAAGAACTTATATTCTTGCTTGTACAACATGTACTTTAGAATGCCACAGTTTTCGGCAAGATTGAACACTCTACCCTTGGAACCAAAAGAATAATCTTCAATTAGAATTGTGACTTTTTCTTTTTCAAATCCAGCCAAGATAGTTAGAACCCAAGAGGCGATATTCTCATATCGCTCCTGGTCTGTCATATATTCCTCGTGTTGTTCACCAAGAATATTATGAAACTTTCCTTGTACTGTTTTGCGATCGTTTAGGAAATAGAAAAATGAATTTGAAAATGTCTTATCGCGTGAAACGCATACACATGGAGAAGTTAGACTATAATCAATGCCTACTGTTACTGTAGTCATCTTCTTCTGTCCCTAGATCATCTTCTAGAGAATCAAATCCCTCATCATCGGATTCATTAAAATTAAGCTCTTCGCTTTCATTATCATAGAAATCGCCACAGAATGGGCAATGACTTGGTGAATAACTCACTTCATCATCGTCATATGATAAAGCAAATGAAGATCCACAATTATCGCATGTTAGTTTTAGATCAGGCATTGTTTTTAACCTCGTAATCGTATCTATCGTCATCAGAGAGAACCCACTTGGCTGTATTTTCTACAGACCACATTTGCGTTCCAAGTTTTCGTTCAATAAGATTTTGTCCAGGCTTCGTAACAAAGGATGGCTCAAATGCACGGCAGCGATTGTTTGGCTGAATTGCAAAATTACCATCATCAAGTTTAATCACATGACCACATTTATGTTGCCCTGGGACTTCGCTGAATCCAAGATCTACAATGTTCTTGTCCTCATGTGCCCAGTCTAGCGTAAACAGATAAGTGCCTTCATTCCATTTCTTGTTTCTATCAATATACTTTATGCGTTTATTGATTAAGAAATCGAACTGTGTAACTCCAATGTATGAACTGAAAGAATCCCATAGAACTAGATTATATAGCGACGCTTGCGGCGCAGGAGTCTTATGACAGAAAGCGTGTATCGGCATGCGAAACCAAAGCCCTTCGTCTTCCATGATGAAATGAAAAAGTGGGGCACGATGCGGTATCGACGCCACACCGAATATAAGGACGGGAAGATATGAGTCTTTCGCTTCATCGAACTCTGTTCTGTTCTGAAGAAAGTTAGTCCGCACATAACATTCAATGGGCGGGATATTAGCGTTTATGTATGCCATGATAGTATATATCCTCAATCAAAGAAGAAAAGATGGAACAATCTAGAATTTATTATCGATTGACCAAAATATTCATTAGCAGCATGTATACACTTTGCATCAAAAAGAACCAAACGATTAAATACATTACCAGCCGTATCTACAAGTTCAAATTTAGATCGATCGTAGTATCCGCCATTAAAGGCAAGTTCCGATCCTGGATCAGTTTCACATCTGGCACCAGTTGCTTTGTGTGCGAATAATGATGTGCCGCTTTGGTATGGTGCGCCAGGAGTTAAGTAAATCATTCCAGCCCAAGTTTGATTGTCCCAGTGATACACTAACGCATCTTCTGGTGTGCAATACTGGAACACGCCATTCATTCCATGCTCATCCCACACAGTAATCTTTTTACCTATAATCTCTTCAAACCTCTGACGCATCTGTGGCGTTTTGTACGACTGAGTTCTTTTACCCTTGTAGTATCGCAGATCCTCAGTGTATTCTAATTGCAAGGCAAAGTTTCTAACCAGTTCTGGGTCATCATAAAAGTCATCAACAATAAACATTCGCTTCGTGTTTTCTTTCTTTACAGCAAATACAGTTCCAAGATGAAGCGTTGTATACTGCGCAGTCAACTCACTTGCAATTTTATGCAAGTATTGCGGGTGTGTACCAGTGTCATGATAAAGGTTTTGATTAATGAGAAAGAAAAACTCTGGGAAAGGATTCTTTCGTTCTGGTTGCATCAGTTTTTCTGTGCATTGAACCATCCTTCGATAATCCATCAACTCCCAATATGTTTCGGCAAGATTAACAAGGTGATCGTTTCTAGGTGGGGCAAACTGTTCTGATTCTTTGTAGAATTCAATTGCCTTGTAATGCTCGTCTAGAAATCTATATGCATTACCAATACTGTTCATGGCAAAGTAAGCCATCTCATCAATATTTTTTGCTTTCTTCGTATTGCTATAATCGTGCGTATAGTCTAAGATTTGTTGGAAATAGAATATGCAGCGGCGAGCGTATTCTTCCTGGTGTATGTTTTTCAGTGGGAAAAAGTTTCCGCGATAGCAATCTTCATATGACTTACCGATATACCAAAAATGATACAGGTCAGTCAGCATTGTTCCTTCGCGAATCAATCGCTCTTCTAACTTCAACGCATCGCTAACATATTTCGTTGGAACAGTGTAACTTTCTCCCTGCATCACACCGCCAATTAATCTAAACTTATATCCTAGATTTTTGCGTTCAAAGTTTTCACCAACACCTTCTATGTCTAGATAGATGGTCTCGTGCGCTGGGTCGTGATTGAAGCGCCACGGTAACTTGGCGTTCCAGATCCATGCTCTGAAATAGATTAGAGGGTCAGCAATAGATGTTACATGAAATGCTTGAGTAGAATGATTGTCAAACGGTGACCAATCAAAGTCACTATCGACGATTAATGTCTCGTCACAATCCATCTTCATAATCCAGTCGCAGCCATGTTCTGTTTGGCGGCACTTCTGTAAGAGATGGTCACGATTCCAACCAAAGTTTACCCAGCCTTCTTCAACTTGGTAAACAAATCCTGGGATATTGTACTTTTCCTGCCATGCCTTTACAACTTCTGGTGTTCCATCCGTAGAACCATTATCCTGTAGAATCCAGTAATCAATATACGGAGCAACAGATTCTAGCATCTTCCCGATGTTCTGCGCTTCATTCTTGAACATCGAGATCATTACAATTTTAGTTTTCTTGTTCATATTTTTACTGGGTGTGGTCTACGCTTATCAGACTTAATGGCAACTAACCAAGCATCTGTGATTGCAATATTATCGCTTCGTGGTTCCCACCAAAAGGTATCAAGTTTAAATTCCTGAAACCGAATCTTGTCGTTGCGAATAAACATTGCCTTATCTTTTCTGGTGTAGTACCAGAAGCAGTTTTCATTCCAGTAACTCACGTGCGTTGGGTCTTGAAATGCACCGCGACCATCTGTTGAGGGCACCTGAATGAATACCCAACCATCATCAGCAAGAACACGGTAGATCTCTGCCATAATCTTGTGTTTATCGTTAAGATGCTCTATAATATGCGAAGCGTTGATTACACCAACGCTGTTATCTGGAAGCGGAATGCCATTATTAAGATCAGCGGTAACATTACCATCTTCTAAATCAATATTGATATTGCATCCAGCCCGAGGATTAATGCCGCCGCCTAATTCTACAATATCCAACCCTCTGTCTTTCGCATCTTTACACGCAAGATCCCACGCATACTGCTTAAACAACTCTCTAGTTGTATCTTGAATTGCTTGATTTCTTTCTAACCAAGTATTGTTACCAGTAATCCTGTAGACATACAGAGGCTTATTGATATGATGCATCTTGGTGTTCAAGTATGTGCGGATAACCAATTCATGATCATCGCATACATCTAGATTTACATTATGACCACCAATGGACACATAAACACTTTTGCGCCACGCTCGAACATGGTCAGGCGCATACCAGATATACGCCATGCTGTGGCTTGTTGGTGCAAAAGAATTCATTGAGTAATGTTCTTTGCCACGCCACATGACTTTTTTATAAGTCCACCCATAATGAGCATCGTATGGTGTAAATTCATTGTTTACATGATAGGTGATACTATCACTGTATACAAATCCAACAGTAGGATCTTGAAATGCTTTGTATAATTCTTCTAAGCAATCTGGTGTGAGCATATCATCATGATCGACCTCAACAAGAACATCACCTGTTCCTAGATGAAAGGCTTTGTTCTTATTGAAGCCGATTTTAGAATTGATCTCATCACTCACAACAATTTTAATGCGCTCATCAGACTTAATCGCAACTAGCACTGGGTAATTTACTAGAGCATCCAAACCACCTTCCACACCATTCAAATAAATCACCCACTCCCAGTTCTCATAAGTTTGAGCAACAAGACTCTCATACAAGTCACCCAGAAACGAGTTCTTCAGGTGAGTGGGTGTTATAATGCTAAATTTCACAGTTCGCAGACTCCTGCCGAGCAAGCCAATTCTTTTGCTGAAGTTGTTGTATCTGTTTCTTCCATAAACTCTACCCAATTGATATCCACATTTTGGCGAGCAAGAAGTTCGTTATACAACGATTCATCAATTTCTTCGTAAGGTGCCTGACGATATGAACCGTTGTCGCGTGGGAGGAAAGAAACACCTGAGAGAATCGAGATGTTCTTATAGACCCATGCACCAACTTCCATCCACTCATCATCACCAACATATACAGTGATAGATGGCTTGTGTTCACACCAGTGATCTTGATAGATCTTCCAAAGTTCCAACTGTTCAATCGCAGTCATGTCGTTGCGTGTGACAGAGTTCTTTGGTGCCTTCATTGGGAATGAGAACACCCAATTTGACTTGCTGTAGAAATCTTCCTCAGCAAAGTATCCCTTGTTAATCATAAACTGAGCAAGAGGATCCTTCATATCAGCCCTAACTCTACGAATATAATATTGGGCATAGCGTGGGTGAATGCCTGAAGCGGAATCAACCAACTGTGATACAGTACCTGAAGGTTTGACGCAAGTAATTGCAGCCGACTGTGGAACACCAAGAGCATGTGCGAATTCCTTATTTGTTTCAACGCAATGAAGTCTGATAGCATCCAATGCATCAGCAAGTTTCTGTGATGGCTTATTAAGCAACTTGTTATCACAAATACCAGTAAAGGAAACGCCAAGTAGTCTTTCTTCATCGCAATTATTCTTCCATTTCTTATTGATGTAGCGGAAGTCTGTTAGCGTTGACTGAAGTGTACCAATGATTGTAGCCAAACGAGCCTTACGCTTCAATGATTCAACATCATCGTTTGCGCGAACAACGATTTCTGAAAGA